CGACGGTCGCCATGATCGGTGAGGCCGGTCCGGAGGCGGTGCTGCCGCTGTCCGGCCTCGGCGGCACGGCCAAGGATCTGACGAAAGAGCAGAAGGAAAACACCGATCAGCTGAAAAAGCTGAATCAGTATCTCGATCTCATGCTCACGCCAGGCGTGCGCATGGACGGCCTCGGCGGCCTGCCCGGCCTTGGCGACGGTGGTGGTGGTGGTGATGGTGGTGGCCGCGGTGGGATACCGGGCTTCCGTGGACTTCCCGGCGCCGGCGAGGGCCTGCCCGATCGCCCAGGCGGTGGCCGGCGACGAGATGGTGGTGGTGGTGGTGGCGAAGGCGAAGGCGAAGGCGAAGGCGGCGACGGTGGCTACACCATTCCCGGCGGCGGCGATTTCAAGAACATTCCCGGCGGAAAAATCGCGACACAGGTTGCCGGCACGGGAGCCGACGCGCCCTCGACACATGCGCTCGGCCGGCTCGGCGAGCACTCGGCGTATTTGGCGAAACAGCGCGAGCGGTTCGCGCAGGAATTTAAGAGCGACCCCAATCTGCAGCGCGAAGTCGCGGCGATGGCGAAGCTCGAGCATGGCAGCGACCCGGTGGCGCCGATCGAAAGCTTGATGAATCGCATGAGCGTGATGCACAAGTCGTTGCGATCCGGGTTGTACTCCGGATTTTATGGCCCCGCGGCACAATTCAAAGGGGCTGCCGCGGCAATGAGCGGCAAAGAGCTGGCAAAATACGTCGCGGCAGAAAATGAAGCATTGGCCGGAAGTCATTTGATCGGCGGCGCGACCGATCAAGGTTCGGGAAACGATCCCAATGTCGGATGGCGTGGCGGCAAGGTCGTGCGCGGCGGCGAGGTTTATAACGAGTGGCTGCGCGGTGGCGGCGGCACCCACGCATACCGTCTGGCAGTCGAAAAAGCTCTCGAAGAAGAATACAAGCAGCGCGGCCAGGAGCCGGCCCAAACGGCCGCTGGCCATCCGTTTATCCGTGATATCCGCCGAGCCCGTGCCGCTGCCGAAGCCTATCTTGACGGCGGCGACGGCGACCGCGCGGCGGATCGCGCTACGCTCGATGCGCAGGCCGACCGGGCGGTCAAGGTCGAAGGGCATGGCACGCTGACCGCCAACATCAACGCGCCGAAGGGGACCGACGTCAGCGTCGCGGGTCGCGGCGTTTTCCGCAAAATCCAAGTGAACCGGCAAAATCAGATGGCGCCGGCGCAAGGCGGCCCGGTCGACGCCGGCCGCGCGCCCATAGAAGAATGATTCAATGTCAACGATCCTCGATATTCCGAATACCGTTTGGCGCGACCAGCTGTTGCCGGCGACGTTTGCCGGCGCGCAATTCCATTGCGAGGCCAACAGCCGCGAGGGCGGCCAGCGCCTGGTGGTGCACGAATTCCCCAAGCGCGACTTGCCTTACGCGGAAGCGATGGGCCGGCGGGCGATGGAATTCACAATTCGTGGTTATTGCATTTGCTATCCGAAGGACACGGCGCTGCCGCTCTATCGCCGGGACTATCGGATCGCGCGCGATCAGCTGCTCAACAAGCTCGACGGCGGCGAGCCCGGCGTCCTGCAGCTGCCGACACAGGCGCCGATGTGGGTGCAGTGCGCGCGCTATCGGATGACCGAGGAAGAACGGTTCGGCGGCTATTGCGTCCTCGACATGAGCTTCATCGAATACGGCAAGACGGCTTCGCCGGCGCCGAATGTGACCGCCGCGCTGCAGGCGAGCGTTCTGTCGGTCAAGGACCGGGTGCAGGCGCTGCTCGAGGAAGCACCGTGAACAAGCCGGACGCGACCGAAGCGATGCCATTGCTGCAGCGGCTGGCGCAAAGGCTCGCCCGCTGTATTGCGCCGGCCGGCACCAACGGCGCGCAGGCGCGCACCGCGCTCGGCGACCTCGTCGCTTATGCGGGCACCTACCTGGCTGCCGACGCGCTCGGCGTGCCGCTTACCAACTGTTTTGACCTGGTGCGCCAGGCCGGCGCCACGCAGGCGCAGATGCTCGACGTGCTGGCGCAGACCGCGGCCGAGACGCCGGTCACGCTCGGTGCCGTGCTGGTGCGCAATTGCAGCATCTATCTTTGCCTGGCGACGCAGGCGCAGATCATCACCGTGATGACCTTCGTCAGCCGCCAGGACGTGAGCGCGCTGCGCGCCGCCATTCGCGCGCCGTTCGACGCCGCCGAGGAGCAGGCCGCCGACGCCATGGACCAGGCGAGCTACGCGGCGCTGCTCGAGCTCGACGCCGCGGTCACCAATTTCCTGGTCACCACCGCGCGGCCGCTGCCGCAGATGATCGGCTATCAATTCGCGGTGCCGCTGCCGAGCCTGGTGATCGCCCATCGCCTGTACCAGGACGCTAGCCGCGCCGATCAAATCCGGGCCGAGAACAAGGTCGTGCATCCGGCGTTCTGTCCGCCGCTCGGCGTTGCCTTGTCGGCGTAACATGGCAGTCAACGTTGTCGCCGGACCCGATCCGCAACCGGGACAGACCCCGGACCCGCCTCCGGACACGCCGGCGCCGCAGATTGAAAGCCGGTTCCCGCCATCGGAGCAGGCGATCCTCGCGGTCAGAGATCAGCTATTCACCGACTGGGAATCTGTTTGGCTGCAGTTTCGATGGAACGATTCATATGCTTATTTCAGGTTCATCGCCGCCGAGCGCATGCCGCCGCCGGCCGACTGGACGCTGCTGCAATTCAAGCCCGGCGATAGCTGCACGGTTTGGCTGGCCGGCCAGCGCGCGCTGACCGGGATCATCACCGAACGGCAGGTAAGCTACGACGCCAACCGGCATCAAGTGCAGCTGATCGGCAAGACCTGGTCGCGCTGGGGTTACAAAAGCAGCGTCGACACGCTGACCGGAAATTTCGACGGCAAGACGCTTTCGCAGGTCTATAAAGAGGTGATGAGCGTCTATCCGGGCGAGCCGAAGATCATCGGCATAGTCAACCCGTTGCCGTTCCAAAAACTGCAGAACGAAGTCGGCGAGCTGACATGGGATTTTCTCGAGCGCATAGCGCGCCCGCGCGGGGCTGTCCTCGGCTCCGATCAATTCGGCAATTACTTGCTGATCGGCCAGCACACTTATGCGGTCAGCGCGCTGCTGAAAGAGAGCGTGAATATAAAAGCGATGGAATGTCTGATCAGCCAGGATTTTTTCCATCTGAAATACGAGACGCGCGGACAGACCGCCGGCAGCGACCAGCAATACGGATCGGCCACGAACGAAATGAAATGCGAGGTGCCCGGCGCGGGCACGCTTTACAGCAAGCTGATCATTCCGTCCGAGCAACCGGTTGCGACCAAGGGCGAGCTCTGCGACCGCGCCAACAACGAAAAGAAGTGGCGCCTGGGGACCGAGATAACCGCGAATGTCGTCGTCTATGGCTGGCTGTCTGACGGCGTGCATTTATGGGAAGCCGGCCAGGACGTCTATGTCGACTCGCCGATGGCAATGCTCAATCAGACCTTGAAGGTTCGCACCGTGACTTTCGAGCAGAACAACAGCGTCGGGACTCAAACCACGCTCGAGCTCGTCAATCCGGAGCTGCTGAACGATCAACAGCCTTTTGCGACCGGGGCGCCCACGGCGCCGGCGCCGGCGGAAAGCCCAATCATCTCGTCGGCGCCGCAGGCATAGGAGCGATCAGTGCATCGCGCAACGCCCTTGAACACGTCATTCCGCGCCTACACCGCGGGCGGCTCCCGCTCGGCCGTCGACCAGGTCGACGACTCCAAGCTGATGCAGGAGATGGGCGGCAACTTCATGGCGTCAGAGACGCGCAAGGCGATCGAGTCGCCGCAGAATTACGGCTTCACGTCGGTCGTGATGGGCGCCACCAAAGACGCCTCGGGTGCGATCAGCGACAGCGCCGAGGCGGTGATTTCATTCATGGGCGGCAACAGGTCGTTCCCGGTCGCCGGCGTCATGGACGATCGGCGCCATCGCCTGTTCAACATGCAGCCTGGCGATACTGCGCAGTTCAGCACGCAAGGCCGCAAGCAACAGTTCCACATGAATACCGACGGCGGCTTCTGGGTCGGCCCGCGCGACAAGACCTTGCGCATGGGGCTCCTCGACGAGGACAGCGCTTCGGATCAACAACAGCAGCAAGGCGGCTCGAGCGGCCAGCAGCAGAAGGGACAGAAGCCGCGATATAAGGACCAACAAAAGACTTTTCGCTTTGTCGACGTGACAAAGGACACGACGCGCATTTCCGGCACCGAAGCCCACATGATGCTCAGCGACGGCGACAGCTATGTGCATTGCATCAGCCAGAAAACCTACCTTGGCGGCCGCTCCGGTCAGCATCAGTTCGCCAAGGTTGTGACCGTGTCCGGGCCGACAGCCAACGTCTTGGGGCGTCTCGACGGCGGCGCAAGCGGTGTCGCCGTGTCGCGCGCGTCGACAGTCCTTGCCGTCGCGATGGCACTGATGCTCGGCGTCTCGCTCGGCGTCAACTATGCGATGTGGCCCGCGGTCGGCGGCTTCGCCGCCATCGAGCTCGCCAGCCGATGACGACGCCGAGCGTCGTTCCCGACATCAGGACGATCCAGGCGTTTTCGCCGCCGTACTACGATGTCACGATCGACTGGTCGCTGCGCAGCGACGGCACCCTCGACGACACCGGGGCGCTGGCAAGCGCGGTCGTGGTTGCGCTCGGCACCAACGGCCTCGCCGACGTCAAAGCCGAGTTGCCCGACC